TTGGCTTTTACCTATCGGCGACTTTTTGAAGGGACTAACCTCAACTGACGGGCTTGAAGTTAAAGAGGTTTATAAGACCGTATTTGTTAAACAAAAGGTCTTCTTTTCATCTTATCTTCAAGATCAATCGAGTAGTAGTGGCTCTGACCCTGATTGGTATAAATTCAATCAGGATACTGGAGGTCTTAGGTTTGCTTGGATTTCGGAACGTATTTTGGTAAAAAGGGAAGTGATTCCCAAATTACCTCAATTACCTCTTCCGTCAATCAAGTTACCCTTTTCGACTTTCCACGTCGGGGTTCTTACTGCTCTTCTCACTCAACGAGTTTGAAAGGAGTAAGTCCTTATGTCAGCTTTTGCTGATCTTGTGATAAAGGACGATCTTGCAGGAACTGATCGTACTTTCGTCCCCGCTATCATCGATTCGAATGGTGTGGCCCACTACTACGAGGTTGCGGACGTCTTTGACGCCCGTCGTCACGTTAGTGTTGGGTTGCGCCTGCCGAATGCTGGTAGTAAAGTGGTCAGAATCCAATATAAAGTTGTGATTCCGGTCATGAACAGTGATGTACCCGCCCAAAAGGATGGGGAAGTCATTGCGAATTGCGAGTTCGTGGTTCCAAAAATCGCGAGCTCTGCAAATCGCACCAACATTCAATACTTCATGCATCATCTTTTGAAGCATGCGGTTGCGAATGACGGTGTTCAATCGCTGAACGGTGTGTACTGATAACTGTCTGACAAGATAGTTAAAAGTTTCGCCTTTAAGCGTTTCTCTAACCTATAGATTGGAGATGTCCAAAATGTCACTAGATGTGGATCAGACTACTTTTAAGTTAGTCGAGACTTACTTTTCGTCACTTGATTGTCCAAGGAGTTTAACCGCTTACTTATTATTCATTAATAATGAATATGAGCAGCTAGTTAATCTAGACTGTGATCCAAAAGATTACAGTTGTACTGAGGACTTTCGATTAGCGTACCTCGCAACGAAGTTTCTTTCAAAAAATCGCTTCTTATCTACAGAAATTGATAAGGAAGCTGAGGCTTTGAAGAAGTTTCACGAAGCGGAGTTTGCTTGCAAAGAAATTAACAAGAGAGGTTTCCATTGGAAGGTTATAAAAGACCTTTCCAATGAATGGTTGCATAATGCAATCATTCAGAAAATATGGCACACTCTTGGTGATTTTGATGGTGACGAATTGTTTGATCTCTCAAACTGGGGGCCTGGTGTCAGCCTTGACGTAAAAGGGGCTGATACCTCACCAACCAACAAGTTCCGTAAAGATTTCGGGACAACGCGTCCATTTGATGATTTTATTAGCCAGTTTTACGCTCTGGCATACCCAACATGGGATCTTTCGAAAAGAAAGTACCATGCTGGAAATAAAGTCATTACCGTGCCTAAGAATTCGAAAGTGGATCGTACCATTGCCGTTGAACCAGGATTAAATCTCTGGTTTCAAAAAGGCGTTGGTCAAATGATTCGCAGACGTTTACTTAGGCGTAATCTTGATCTCAACAAGCAGGACAGAAATCAACGCCTTTCAAGGCTCGGTAGCAAATTTAATCACCTTGCTACTGTTGATTTTTCTTCTGCGTCAGATACTATTAGCATCGCCACTGTCGAAGCACTTTTGCCTCCTCAGTGGTTCTGCATAATGGATTTGATGAGATCTAGATACGGCCTCGTCAAAGGTATTCAATTCAGGTACGAAAAGTTTTCCTCTATGGGAAACGGTTTTTCATTCGAGCTTGAATCACTTATATTCTGGTCAATTGCTATGTCGGTATGTGAATACCTTCATGTCAACCCTAAGAATGTAAGCGTTTACGGAGATGATGTTATCATCCCTGTAGAAGCCTTTGATCTGTACGTTCGTACATGTGCGTTTTACGGATTTACGGTGAATGTTCAGAAGAGTTTTTCTTCTGGGAATTTCCGCGAATCTTGTGGAGCGCATTGGTACTTAGGTACGGACTGTAAGCCCTACTTCTTAAAGGAGTTGGTCAAATCAGAAGCTGTGATTTACCGTGTCGCCAATGGAATTCGACGTATTAGCCATAACTCAGAAATGAGATATTGCGATATACGTTTTTATCCCGTTTGGCGGTTCCTCT